ACGGAAGGCGCCCCCGATGCGCTGCATTGCGCCGGGGGCCGGTGGCTGCTGGCGACGCATTGCGCCGCCGATCTGAGCGGAGCGCATCGCGGCCTGCTCCAGAGGCATAGGGCGAGACGGCGGGCGCTGCTGCGCCCGGTATGCAGATAGCTGCTGCGGGTCCATCGCCGCGCTAGGCACGATCCCTGCGGGCGTTGTGTAAGGCATCGGGCTTCGCATCGTGACGCTAGGGCCAGAGGGCCGCGCCATCTGCGTGAACATGCTCGCCGCACCCTGCGGGGTCATAAACCCAAGCTGTACAGGCCGTCTCATTCCGTTTGCCATATCTTACCCCAACAATCCTGCGAGTGCGCCGAGACCCGCGCCGACGCCGCCGCCCATACCCGGAACCATTCCGGCAAGCTGAGCGCCGCCCATTGCGCCAGACAGCGCGGAGAGAGCAGGCTGGCGATACACCGGCTGGATTGATTGTCCGCCGACCGTGCCGCCCGCAACCGTTGCCATATAATCCGCCAGAGCCGCGCGCGGTGCCTCCTGCTCGAACTGGAAGCGAGCGATGTTCGACGCAAGGTCCGCCTCGCTCTGGGTCTCTCTGGCAGCGCCGACCTGAGCCAGCGTCTGAAGGTCAGCCTGACCAAACTGGCGAGCGCCGGGTGCCTGCGCGATTGCAGCCTGCTGCGCCTGATACGCCATCGGCGCAAGCGCCTGAGCGAGTGCCGCCTGCTGGTAGCCTGAGCCGTAGCGCCCGGCCTTCGATGCCTCGGCCTGTACCTGCTCGACGGCAGGGCGGAAGGCCGCAGCCATCAGCGGGTTCGTGCCGGTCAGGTTCTGCATGACCACGTCTTGCACCGCGCCGATGAAGGGCGACCCGCTAATTGCCTGCTGGCGCAAGCCCGACAGGGCCATCTCGCTCTCAGGCGAGAAGCCCACCGTAGTCGATCCGGGGTAGAATTGCTGAGGCTGGCCGTAAAGCTCTTTCGCCTCGGATAGGCCGAACTCAAGGAACGGCTGCGCGTACTCTGGCGCACCCGTGCTTGTGACCTGCCGTGTAGTTCCGCCGCCTTTACTCATCGCTGAAATCCTTCATTAGCACCACCGCACTCTCTCGGTAGCTTTCCAATTTGCGAGACCAACCCCTGCGCCCGATGATCTCCATCCCGCTGCAACCTAGCGTCTTGGCCCACGCGGCGATTGCAGCTTCCGCGTCTATTAGTTCGTCGAGATCGCCTCCCGCAAGCCAAATCCGGCACATCGCCTTCTGCGGATAGTCAACGATCTCTGTGACTATAGCAGACTTATCGAGCGGAAAGAACTGGGCCTTGCCCTCCGACACAGCAAGCATCACATCCTGCAAGGTGTGCGATCCGCCTGCGTATTCGAGCGCATCCTCGATGTATTTCGAGCAGCGCGCCCAGTTGTCAGCCGACAATAAGGTAGGCGAACTCCTGTGCGTGTCCGTGGTTCTTGTGTCCAATTTTCATCGTCCCATCAGTGGAGGTCGATTTAATAAACGGTTGATGATGCTCGGGCGTCCCATTGATTGCCGTAAAAAAAACCACGCTTTCTTTGGAGAAGCGCGGGTCTGTCTTTGTTGTTTCGGTAACGCTGGCAGCAAGCGTCACATAATCCCAGCTATTAAGGCCGCCGTTGATCGTGCGGTTGAGAAGCTCAGCGATCTCTCGCGTCGTCGCGAGGATCGGGTTAAGGATGCGGAAATTTGCGGTGCGCGTTGTCATCTCCTGCCCACCTGCCTAGCCTCAACGTCCATACCCTGCGCGAAAGACCACTGGCCGCTCAGGTTCATGCGCGCCCGATGGTATCGGCCCTGCGCCCGGAACGGCGCGAAGCCGTCATCGTTCGGTGCCTGCGCCGCCGTGAATGTCTCCTCTGCGGAGTGTAGCCCGCGCGTGCCTACCTGCATCGTGACGCTGCCGCCCTCGTGGTACGGGTAGATGCGCGTGACCATATTGAACTTGCCGGTCGAGAGGCCAGCCTCCGCCGTCTCAATGGTCGCGTCCAGCGGGTTGCCGGTGAAGGTGTGTATTTTGTTTCCGACGGCACCGCCAAAGAGAAACTGCCCGCCCTTATACAGTGCGCTGTCGAGCGATGCCGGGAGCGCGTCGAGGCTTGTGTTGATCGTGTCTAGCTGCTCCAGCGTGTAGGCTGGCGTGAACATCGGAGCGATCAGCCCGGCCTGTACGTTGGCGGTAGACCAGCGCCCGATGGCGTAGTTGTAGATTATAAGCTTGTCGGGCTTGGCGTCGGTGCTGGAGTTCGACACATACGACCAGACCGCGATCTGGTTCTGCGGATCGACGCTCGATGTCATCCGGTCCTTGTGCGCGATGTTGAAGTCGTCGAAGAAGAACTTGTCCACCTTCTCGGCCCCGATGTTCTGAGACCGCTGGCCGTCGAACGCATAGAAGCCATCGTCAGACAGATAGAAGACGGTGTGTCCGATATTGCAGACCGACCCCGGAACCTGACAGCCGCGCGCCGTCTCGACCTTGTCGAACTGGAAGATCAGCGGCGGGCCGGTGTAGGTGGCGCGGACAATCGCGCGCTCCATCAGGATCGTGCAGTATTCGCCGCCGACCATCCCGGTGATGTTGCCCGCGTCGGGGATGTCCTGAAAGTCGGACTGGTCGGTGCCAGCCGTCCAGCTTGTGATGTCGTTAAAGCCGGACCAGTTGACGCGGTAGGGCAGGCGGTTGCCCGACCCGTCCTCGACGTTGCCGAGCCACACGAAGTCGCGCACCACGGCAACAAAGTCAGCGTCGGGCGGAGAGCCAGCCAGATCGGCGAACAGGGTGCTTGTGCCGAGCGTGTAACGCTGGGGTGGCACGCCAATGCCGCCCGTCGCGATTACGTCCTTGCCAAACTGCACAAACCGCCACCGCTCCTGCGGCGCAGTCAGGGTGTAGTTGCCGGATTTCGAGACGTTGTCGAGGCCGCTGTCGGCGCTGTCGAACTCATAGATTTTGGTGGTGTCGCCCGCGAACAGCTTCACGTTGCCGTCGTTATCCTTCGCCGCGAAGACGCCGTTGATGTCCGCATCAGCCGCGCCGGAGTAGGCGACGAACTCAGGCAGGCTGCGGTAGCCGCCAGCCGCAGGGATGACATTCTCGGCCCTTGTGACGCCTTGGTTTGCGTAATCGGGCTGATCTGGTAGGAACTCGCCAAACTGTATCATTGCTGCAACCAGACCTCGCTACCTACAGACACGGTCGCCCAGACCTCAGAGCCTGCCGCCACATCTGTCCAAATTTCGGTGCCGTCAGCGACTTCCGTCCAGTCCTCGCCCAACACCTTGCCGCGCATTGTAGCAGACAGCACAACGTCTGCGGAACCTGCATCTACGAAAACGCCCACAGAAGCCGCTGTGGCGGCCGCAGAGATGTCTGCGCTACCGTCAACCGAGAAGACGGTCACATACGCGCCTGTGGCCGTTACAGCGGCGCTGGCGGTGCCTTCTACGCCCCGGATGCGGTCACCGTCGGATGTGACGGTGATTGCCGCGCTTGCCGAGCCTTCCATATGCGCGATGAACGCTGCGGTGGCGGCCACAGAAGCAGCGCCGGTGACTGATGCGTCAACGCCGCGCTCGCGGAAATTGTCGGAGGCTGCCGACATCGAGACCGACACGGCGGCCTCGAACAGGACCGGGAAGACCGGCGTCGCGGTGGCCGACATCGAGACTGACGCGCTTCCGTCGAAGTGCTTCACGTCAAGGTTGGCAAGTTGCTCCAGTGTGCCGAAGGTGTCGAGGGCATCCATCGTCCCCCAAGCGTCTAGCTGCTCCAGCGTCGGGTTCGACCAATCGACCCGCGTCAACAACAACGCGCTGTCCAAAGAATAAGGAAGCGCGTCGATGCTGCTCGTAAAGTTGTCTAGGCTGGGGCTACCTGTTGGCACGTCATCACCTTATGCTGCGGTAACGTCGAGATCACCCGCCGAGATTTTGAGAACGTCACCCGACGCGATGGCCTTGCCGGTGGTGAACGCACCGTGGATCAGCAGATTGCCCGACGACGCAGCATCGAAAATTCCGAAGTGCGAGACCGTACCCCACGACCCAGTCGCTGCGGCGAACTCAATCGCCGCGCTGTTGTCGGTGGTGCCGGACGCGGCTGCGTCAAACGCTGCGGACACGCGGCTGTAGTTGTTGCCGGTCAACTCGGCGCCGCTGTTGTCGTCAGCGAACGACGCGGTGGCGAGGCCGACGTAGACAGTGCTTGGCGCGGTGTACGCCGTCGTCCCAAGGACGTGGTCGAGAATTTTGTTTTCGAGGTAGTCACTCATTGCAGACATTGTTAGCTCTCCACTGCTGCGTTCTGGCGCTGGTAGATGCTGCTGATCTGCAACGACCCGGTGCCGTAGTGTGCGCGCTGCTCATCGACCTTGATCTCTTCGAGCGCCATTGTGAAGCGTTGCATGTACTGAGACGCGCGCTGCTCATCGAGAAGGTAAGCATACGCCTCGGCGAGCGCCCCGTATAGGTAGGCGTCGGGCGAGCGGCTCAGGATGTTATTCGTGGCGTTGCTGTCGGACAATGCTGTCACGGTGCCGATGTAAATGATCTCGGCGGTGTAGCCAGCATCAGGGACCGGGCGCAGCTTCATCTCGTCGCCGACAATGCTGAAGCCCAAGGGCTTGCCCGTGCCGCCGGACGAGAACTTGCTGTCCAGCGCGACCGGGCTGTAGTAGGTCAGCACCGTGATCGGCGTCGTGTTCAGCTTTACCTCGCGAACCTCGCGCAGGTCGGTCGGCAGCGCGATGTACTCGTCGCCGCTGGTCAGAGGCGCGGTGGCGCGCTTCTCTTGGCTGCGCGTCTCAAGCTCGCGAGACATGCGCGCCTCGGCAAGCTGGATGAAATCGGGAATGACGCTGGTCAGGTCATCGCGAGCCAGAAAATTCGCAATGGCCGTCTTGAGGTCACTGTAGGTCGAGATCGCCATCAGATGTGTCCGCCGCCTGTTCTAAATGCCCGGTTTTCGCTGTCGTTTAGCCACTGCTTCCACGCCTTCGGGTTTTCGCGCATCGGGCCAAATTTCTCCAGAAGGTGATTGTACACCACGTTCGGGATTTCGGCCACATGCTGTACATGACGCTGCGTGTTGCCAAGCATTGAGCCGGGATTGTAGTCGTTCGCCATCTGCTTGTTGATCTTCAGCAGGTCGCCAAACTCCTGCCGCTGTTCGACATACGCGCTGCCGTCAGCGTTCTGCTTCAGCGTGACTTCCTTGCGGGTGCGCGGGTCGGTGTAAAGGTATCGCTTCATCTTGTCCTCATAGAGAAGGGGGCGACCGAAGCCGCCCCCTAGCTGGATCAGGAACCGCTGAGATCGAAGATCGCGGCGTGCGCCTTCGGGGCGGTCGGCTTGAGCGCCCACTCAGTGACGATGTGGCTCTCGCTCGCATCGCCGACTTTCGCAAGGTCTTCCTCAAGGAAGTTACGACCGTTCAGCGTACAGATCGACACGAAGTCAGGGTCGATCAGGAAGATGCGGTCGTTGGAAAGCTGACGAGACGGTGTTGCCTCAATCGTGCCGAAGTCGCCGAGGAAGACCGAAGTCGAACCGACATAGGTGACTTCCTTGGCGGCGGTCATGTTCACGTCGTTGCTGACGAGGTTGCCCGACGCAGACAGGTCGGAGAAGTTCGCCTTGTTCGTTGGCGACATGATCATGAGACGAGGGTTACCGCCATCGACGTATGCGTCCTGCTGCGCGTCCTCAATGAGGGCGAGCGTCAGTGCGCGGTCGTCACCGTTGGTGATTGCGTCGGAGCCGTCGCCAGTAGCGAAAGCGCCGGAGCCAGCACCAACCGAGCCGTTGGTCATCCAGCAAGACAGCGAAGCCGACTTGCGAGGATCGGACGCGGAACGTGCAACGTCAGTGTCGCCGATCATCTTTTCGATGTCGCGACGCAGTTCCAGTGCCTTCAGCACCTTCTGATAGTTGTGTTCACGCTCACGGCCTGCGGTGTCAACTGCATCCAGAGTGCCGGAGGTCGCGAAGACCTTTTTGGAAATCTGGTGGTAGTTGCCGATACGGCTGGTCGGAGTAGCCGCAGCGGTTGCAGTGTCTGCGCCTTCGTTGTGGTAGTTCGTGGTGCTGGCC